AATGGCTTTTATAGGTACACCTTTAGATACCAGAAATACTTTTCAATCTCTTCAAGGTAAGAGGTTTAATGGTGATGGAAGTACAACTGATTTTACATTAGATGTAGCACCTTCCTCAACTTTAGATATTGAAGTATTTGTTGGAAACGTACGTCAAGATCCTAATAGTGCTTACACATTGTCTGGTACAACATTAGCGTTTACTGGTGCACCTCCTAGCGGCACAAACAATATTTATGTTGTTCATCAAGCAAAGAGTGTAGGAACTATTGACCCTCCTGCTGTTGAGACAGTGGCTAAACAATTTAATGGTGGTGTTGTATTTAACGAAGATTCTGCTGATTTAGATTTTAGAGTTGAAAGTAATGGAAACGCAAATGCAATTTTTGTTAATGGTGGTGAAGACACTGTTGGTATAGGTAATAGTAATGCACATAGTTTTGATGACAATGCGGATAATTTAGTAGTAGGCACAGGTTCTGGCCACAATGGTATAACTATATATTCTGATGGCTCAAGTTCTGGTAGTCTCTTTTTTGCAAATGGAACTTCTGGTGCTCAAACTAAACAAGGTCAAGTTCTTTACGAACAAAACAATTCAGCAATGGTTTTTAATACAGCGTCTACCACAGAAACTTTAAGAATGGTAGGTGGAGAAATAGGTACAGGTGGAGAAACTGCACCAGATGTTGATGCAGGTGGTATTACATTAAATCATGGTGCTAATGATGTTGCAGTTATGACATTTAAAAATTCTGATGTAGCACATGGAATAACAAGCCAAGCCGAAACGGACACATACGGACTTTTTAGAAAAAATGCAGATGCTAATGGAGGATTTAAGATTATATCTTTATCTGAAGGAGATAACTCATTTCAAGTTCAAGGATTTGTCACAAGTGATAATACAACAAAAAACGCAAGTGCAGGAGCACCAATTAAACTAGATGCAAGAAAAAAAAGTGGAACTAGCGTTGGAGCTATGGGTGCTGACGGAAATTTATTGGTAGTGCAAAATGATGGTACAGGCAGATTTATTGTAGATGAGGATGGAGATATACTGTATGATGGTTCTGCTAGTGGATATGACTCTTATGATGATGCTCAATTAGTAAGAGCAGTATCAAATTATAAAAATCCAGATGCTGTTATACAAGATAAATTTGATAAATTTGTTAAATATAACTATAAAGATTTACAAGAGGCAAAAATATTAGCTACTAATTCTCCAGAAGATGATGCAAAAGGATTAAAACCTTTTATTAAAATTGGTGCGTTACAAAGATTACATAATGGTGCTATTTGGCAACAGTATACGAAACATCAACAGTTACTAGAGGCTGTTTATGATTTAGCAAAAGAAGCAGTTGGTGAAGAAAAAGCCGATGCTATTCTAGATAAACACGAAGTTAAAAGATTGCAATAGGAGGATATTATGGCAATAACAGCAACAGTAGACTTAGGCAACGGAGTATCAAAAGCAAGTTGTTATATTATCGTACCTACAGCCTATGTTAAAAAATATGACGATAATTCGTTTAAATTAATTTATGATGTACATATTTATAAAGATGCTACAGACAGAGCAACTAATTCACAAGCAAAACAAATACCATGTAAAGAAGTAGACCATCATAAAATAACTTATGACCCAACAACAAATGATAATCCATTTAAGTTGGCATATGCAGATTTAAAATCAAACAGTTCACTTAGTTCTGTATCAGACGCATAGAGGAATAACACATGAGTAAAACAACAATACCAACAGGTGGAATTACAGACGCAACTATTGCGACTGGTGATATTGCAGATAGTGCAGTTACTTTAGCAAAAACATCTGGTGTCGCAACTGACCTTCAAGCAGTGGCTGATGGTTCAGCAGGTTCTCCTTCAATAGCAAACTCTGGTGATACAAACACTGGAATATATTTTCCTGCGGCAGACAAAGTTGGTATAACAACAGCCGGAAATTTAAACACTACTTTTTTAGGTGATTCATCTCCACAACAAATGCAGTTTAATCATAGTGGTGGTGGTGATGGTATTACTCTTTACGGTCCCGGTGGTGGAGACGCCGCAGTTTTTTTAGTATGTGGTTTTGAAGCTAAAGGTTCTTCCATAGAATTTTTTCAAGACCAAGGTGATGATAATGGTGACAAATGGGCAATAGGAAATGCGGCAGGATTTAGAGGCACTGATGCTATGGGAGTACAAGACAATTTTTATTTTACTGATACTGATGGTGGTTCAACTGATAACGAAGCAAAACTAGAACATAGTGGTGCTTGGTCTACAGAAGGAGCACAAAATGCTTCAACAACAGTTGACTATGCCGAGTTTTTTGAATGGAAAACTGCATTAGCTAACGATGATAAAATTACAGAAACATACGGATTAACTGTTGTATTAGATGAGGGTAAAGTTAGATTAGCAGAAGCAGGTGAAGAAGCAAAAGTATTAGGAGTTATAAGACCTAATGGCACATCAGCAATGGTTGGTGGTTCTCACACTTTTAAATGGAAAGATAAATATGAAACAGATGTTTGGGGTGTAGTTCAAAAAGAAAACTATACGCAAGTAACTTGGATTGAAGATACTACAAAACATTCTTATCCAAAAGATAAAATTCCAAGTGGTATTACTCCTCCTTCAACAGATGAAGAAAAAACAGCAAAAAAATATGTTGAAAGAAATACATATGCTAGAGATAAAGCAAACCACAAAAAAGGTGATTTGTTAATGCGTAAAAAATTAAATTCATCTTATGATGCATCTAAAACTTATGTAGATAGAGAAAATCGAAGAAAAGAATGGGCAATCGTTGGATTACTAGGACAGGTTCCAATTAGAAGTACAGCAATAGTACCTACATCTTGGACAAAAATGAAAAACATAGAAACAGGATTAGACCTGTATTTTATTAAATAGGAGTAAAACATGGCACTAAGTAAAATAAGTAATGATATGTTCACAACTATATCTAGACCTAAT